GGTCACTTCAAAACTTATTCCAGCGTCAGAGTCGGTGTCCAACGTGTACCCACTTACGGTAAAACCTGTTTTATATACTGCCCCAACAGAGTCATGTATCCATTCGTGGGTTTTACCGTCCATAATTACACCGTGCCGCTCGTCACTAAGAATATAGGCAGCATTATCTGTAGCATTCCAATATACGATAGCGACTAAAACCTTATTTATTATTAGATCATCCATCGTAGCGTGTGCCGGATTGGCAGATTGTGATAGGGTGTCTGCGTCATAATAAACAACATGAACGCCCGAGGTGTCTGGAACAACTATGCTTTCAGCGGAGGATATGGTGTATTTAACACCTTGTTGCCATATATCAAAAGTAGAAACTGCCGGAGTTATAGTAAGAGTTCTTGTTCCTGAAACAAAGGACAATGAACTATCTGTAGTATTGAAAATGGGTTCAGAATCCACGGCACGATATTAACTCCTTAGGTCTTTGTAATTGTTTCCAAGTTATCAGACCCATCATAGGTAAGCGCCAGGGTTGCAACTGTTGTGCCTCCTGAGCCTCCTGTTTTATAAACCACGCCCGTTAAGTTGCTCCCCGTGTATGAGAGGGCGATATAATCATAAGCATGGGGAATTAGCCCACCAAGAAAGTTTATCCTGCCAGCATCATCAACCTTAACTGGATACCACGTGGTTCCGCCGTCAGACGAGCCGTAAATGGCAATTTCTCCGTCTGTAATGTCGGATATTTTTCTTGGATGCTTCAGTTCGTGGTATTGAGCCATAGTTATCTTTCTTTTGTTATAACTTTGCCGATAACATGTATGGTTTCTTCCACAACCCTCACGTCCTTCACAACGATTTCCTCGTGCTTTAGCTTTGGCATCTTGATTTCTTCTGGGAGCTTGTTTTTAATATCAGCCACGGTGTCTCCAAGAATTTTCACAAACCCCTCAACTTCCTTCAGCATGGCTTTTGCATCTTTTAGAATCGAAGTAGCCTCAAGCGCCGCACTGGAAACTTCTTTCATGGTCACAACGGGAAGCTCGTATGGGACCTCTTTTGGCACTGGCATATCGTATGGCTTCTCGAGCGGCACGGGCACTTCGACAACGACTTCCTTATTCTTAACAATCGGTCTTTCGTATTCCTTGTCAACGGGGACGGGTCGCTCATATTCCTTGTCAACGGGGACGGGTCGCTCATATTCCTTGTCAACAAAGACGGGCTTATCCACGCTTACGGATTTGAACTTAGGAACCTCTACGGTTTTTTCTATCTCTACGATCTTAACATTTATTAACGTAGCCGGTTCAACCGAGGCAGTTACCCCTTGTTTGCCGTCATGATGTTCAGTTGGCATAATATCCTCCTTTATCCTATCGCTTGCAAATAAAATGTGGTTTTTACAATACCGCCAGATCCACCAGCGTCACCACTAAGCGTATGCGTTACTGTATGTGAGCCTACCAATGGCTTTTCAGCGGCTATAACATGCGTAGTGCTTTTTGCCAACGCACTGGAGGCGTATATTTCGTTGCCGTCGGAGTTCGTGATTGACAGAACTGTCGTTATCGCATTTGTAAAGGCAGGAACCACTACCACAATCGTATGCGTAAGGGCCTGCGCAACAAACGTCCATGATTTAGTTGTTCCCGTAGCCGCAAAGGTTTGTGAGTTCTCATCGGTTTTTTCTAAGTTTCTCATTATGTCATAATCCATAACAGTGGTCATGATCTACCTCCCTTTTGTTTGCTCTAACATTCTTTGTTGTCGTGATTTCTTTTTCTTCTTTTCTCCTCGGAACTGGCTTATGGCAACTGGTGTGATCTGTCTTTTTAGTTTTCTAACTCCTTTATACTCATCCGTGGTCTTATATTTCTCGCCCAATAAAAGCAGGGTCAGATTAACGCCCAGTTCCTCAATAAACGCAGCCGTTCTACCCGCAGCTAAAAACATCCGTGGCTGTAACGCTTGAATTAAAGTTGTGGCTTCTCTGTACGCTTTATTTATCATTTTGCCAGCAAAGCTATTGTCGTCTGCATCCCGTACCATTCCAAATGTCAGCATGATAAAAGCCGTGACTTCGACCAACCTGTACAGTTCCAATGCGGACCGCTTAAACTCTTTTGAGCTTGGTTTTTGAAAAGCTATTTTCTTGCCGATATTGCCAAGATTCTTAATGGTTGTTCTTAAAATCGGGATAGCCCACCTTTTATATTGAGTATATGCCCTTCCCTCTGGAGTTGCCCCAATAACAGACTTCATCCCCTGAACCATCCTGTACCTGCCAAGCTCTGTTCTTAAAGCAGCCAGCCTTTCGGGAGAGATTGTTCCTGCCTTAAATTCTGCCTTGCTTAGAGACCCCAACAAAAAGGTTTTATTCGCCCTTGCGGATGCGTCTCTAAATAAAACAAATATTCCTTCCATTAGCCTGTTACCAATTGCCTTTGACGGCTCAACTAATTCTTTCCACGGATTTTTCCCAATAAGATTGCGGTATTTTTCTATGATCGCCTTGCCTCGCTTTGTGTTTTGTCGCACCTTGCCAAGAGTGAACCTCACCTTTCCAAGTAGTTGATAAGTGGTTATCTGCTCCCCGATCTCCGTAGCAACACTAACAGGAATATTAAAACCCAAATCCCTTAGAGATGTGAACATTTTAATGGTTCGTAGCGCTGCATCTATTTTTCCGTTTTGCTTGGCAACCAAGGTTATATGACGGCCCTTTTGGGTATTAATCCATTCCCTGACAAATCTAATCAGGTTCCCGTGCAGCAATAAACCCTTTCTTGTTAAACCCCTTGGCGTAAGAGCATGGGCATAAATATCAATCAAGGGAACCATTTCGTCTAATGCCTGTTTCCTTTTAAAAATCCGCATGTATGTTAAAAACGCTTTCACAACGTTCTCGGTCGGTTTTAGCTTCCCCGCTCTGTGCATGGCGAACTTAAAGAACTTGTCCATTGCCAGTATTTCGCCAGTATCTCTGTCTAATATATTAAAGGTTTGTTCATCAAGTTTATAAGCCTCGAATTGCTCTTTAACAGCTTTGATTATTCCATCTTCCTTGACAGCCTCTAAAATCCCCCTGCGAACATGAGTGAAATAGTTTTGCCTTCCCGTGTTCATTGCTTCTATTTGTATCAAATAGTCCCTGGCATTAGAAAAATGTTCAGTCATATAATCGACCAGGGCCAATTCGTCTTTTGTTAATTTGATCTCCGCTTTTTTATCCGGCGGAGATTCCATAAACCTTCTAATGTTTTTCTGTTGCGGAATAAAAAAGCCCTTGCCCTTTATTTTCTTAGCCAGGGCAAAAACGTCCTTCTCTATGCTTAAATATTCAGATTCCGAGGCAAGCATTTTCTTGGCTGTTTCCTCAACCATCATTTTATAAAAAGGGTTCTTTTCAGCTAATCCCGTCTCATATCTGAATCTATCAAATTCAGATACTCTAATATTTTGCAATTCTTTGACAGGCACATCAAGCTTTTTAGACAATCTCTCTCTTGCCTCTCTCCATGTTTTAATTCCCTTTAATTCTGTCCGGTCAACCACTTCTAATTTCCTGACTGAAAGAAATTCATCACCTTTTTGGAAGGGCTCTAATGTTGTGTCAAGCTTTCGGATCTGCTCAACCGTCATGTTTTTCATGGTGGGCAGCTTCATTGCTTTGCGCAGGTTTTCAACGTTTACCTCTTTCTCTCTAATATGAGCAACAAGCTCATTCTTTGCCTGTCGCTTCACGTCAAGCTTCTCGGCTTTTAGTCTTATCCTGTCAATATGTTGCTTAAACTCGTAGTTGCTCATTAGCCGAATGTCTTTGCGAGATATTTGCCGTAGCTCTGCATCGGTTAATTTAAAATAATCTCTAACAGCCCTTATTTTACTGCGTCGTCTTTGGAGGATTTCTTTGGCAGTTTTTATCTTTGCAATTTTAGCTTCGTACCTTGTTTTCACTTTGGCGATCTTTTCTTTTTCAAGTAATTTGCGTTTAGCCGCTACCGTTTGAGCGGGTTCCGGCTCGTACCTCTTCCTGGTTCTTACCAGCCCCGCTTTTATGGCTGCCTTGTCCGGCGTCTCAACTATGAAGGTGTTCTTGGTCTTGGGGTCGGTGAATAAATATCCTGCTGTTTTTCCCTCTACGCTTTTTTGTGGGCCATTATAAATAAGATCAAGGTTTTTAGCGATTGATTCGGGAGTAAGCTCCTTGGCCCTTGCTCGTTTTGTTACAAGTTCTTTATATCCCTCTGTTGTTATCCAACCACCTTCTTTTACATCTCGTAGCTTAATCCCTGACTTATCTATAACCTTGGCATGAGTTGTCAAAGATTTATCATAAAGAATGGTATCGTCTTCCAACTTTATGGCAGGCCAGTTTGTGTCTTCTGGCAGCTTGGTTTTGTCAGGCATAAACGTCTCTATGCCTTCCGCCACTGGTGGAACAGGCTTTTCGGCCTTTCTTAGCCTTGCCTGTAAAAACTGTTCGGGCGTGGGCTCTACTTTCTTTAATTCCGCAACGGGTGGTTCGGCAGGCTTTTCTGGCGGTCTCTTTACTACTCGCTTTTTAATAGCTTGCTCTTTGAATTGTTTAAATTCTTTTGTGCTACCACTCTTTTTCAAAGACTTTAGTATTTGAGCTTCACCTAATCCGGCGTTCACCATGTCGTCAACAGACTGAACGGCCAAGCCTCGTTCTTTAATAGTTGCTTTTCTGTACCAAGCAGTATCCTTAAGGAGCTTTCCGATAGACTCGGCCAACCAGGGATATTTCTTTACAGCATGAGATGCTAAGACAGAGGCCCCTTTTGTGGCCGCACCAAAGGCCGTATACCCCGCTGCCAATCCTGTTATTTCAACACGCTGTTCTTCAGGAGACTTCTTCACAAACTCGGACAGTTCCGTAGGCGACGCAAACTTCTCACTAACACCAGGCAATAGTAGGCTTGCGGTAGCATACCTCGTAGCCATTAAATTAGGGTGCTTTGCCATCATCTCCTGTTCTTCTTCAGGAGACATAAAAAACTGACCTAAATAATCAACAACGGCCTCTGCCGGTTTTTGTAAATAGCCCAAACCCTCCGGCAATCCCTCGCCATATAACATGCCCTTGGCTGTTTTAGCGGCTGGCTCAAAAATAGTAGATGGGGGCTTTTCTTTCTTTTCCGGTGGCTCACCCGTGACAGACTCTTCCAGATCAAAAGGCTGCTCACCAAAATAGCTGTTTATTTCATCATCAGGAAAACCAGCTTCCCGTAAGGCTGTCCGCTTCTGAGACATATACGAGCCTATCTCGTCTTCGGGGAATCCGGCTGATTGTAGTTCTTCTATTAAGGGCATCTATCGTCCTGTTCTTTTAAGATATTGCTCGATTGACTCGCCTGGCCTTCTCTTGGCTGAATCTGTTTTTTGTAACATAAACATATCCATTGCTGGAATGTTCGGCTCTCCTATGTCACCAAACCAACTTTTTTGTGCTGGTACTGTTTCTGTTATGAGTTCTAACCCTGAATCTGACTTGGTTATCATATCATTTATTGTCATAGTTTGGCTTTGGGTGAGCCCCGTGTAATTACCGTCTTTGTCGTAAGCCTTTTTTTCAAAGTAATCAGTAATGTTTTTAAGAGTGTATTTCGGCTTGGCTGGCTTGAGTGCCTTGGTATAACTATCAAACGCCTTCATCTGTTCTTGGAACATTTCTTTCCGTGACTTAATGTCCTGTTTTAGCGAAGTCTCGATGCGCTTTCGGTGCTTAAGAAGTGCGTTCTTCCAGTGCGACTGTGCCTTGCTGTCTAAGTGCTTTCTGTCCTCATATCTGAAGTTATCTCCAAAGACATGCTCGAACAAGGCCCTCTCGCTGGTTCTTGTTGTCTCGTTTATTCTGTTTATCAGATTGCGCTCATCCTCGTAGGGGTTGCCGTATTTCTCAGTCAGGAATGTTTCATATTTCTGTCTATTTTTAAGCTGTTCAGGTAGCTCCATAGAAGTTGCTTGTGGCTCAAACATTCTAAGCGGTTCCCCGCCTTCTACTGCGGCACTACCGACCTGCCCGTATCCTGCTGGCTCTAATTCCCCTGGCCTTAATATGCGTCCGTTTGGCATACTACCTCCATCCTAATGGGGATGTGATTTTTGTTCCTTTCCTGATATAATCCTGTATATCGCTCTGAAACTGATCTCTTATTTTCTGAATCTTGGCTTGATATTCAGCCTGTGATTTACTAAGCTTCGCTTGAAACTCCGGCATATACTCGCCCATGGCCTCTCTGTGCGCTCCGGTCCTTACGTCTGATATTCCAGTCCCATATCCGCTTAACGCCCGTTTTCTTGCCATAGCCCGTACCATAGGGTTAGTTGAGTATCTCGCCTCAAGCAAGGCCCTGTTCAGTCCCTCTTTTAAGCGGCCCATGGGTGCGCCCATGCCAAGCTCTGTAAGCTCCGATATTCTTGCTCTGTCCATTGTAGGCGTCATATATTCGGGTAGATCACCCATTGTAGGCACGGTGGCCCCTGTCTGTGGTTTCCAAAAAGTTTTGCTGCCGTATGGTGTCTTTGTTGAATATGGCTTTCTTGGAGAATATGCAGATGTCGTAGTTGTTGTCGGATAAGCAGGAGCTTTGGCTGTGGCCTTGGCCGAAGTCGAGGTCGGCGTTGTGTACGGCTCTATCCCGCTAAAATCCAATGAACCGGGCGTAGGTGTAGGCATGGCTTCCATATAGAAACTACCACCCTCGGGTATGTTAAACATGGAATCACCGCCTGACGGTTCAGGCATAGCCGACGGCAGGGACGGGATTGAATAATCCGGCAAGCTCGGCGTATCAAGCCCAGGCGTTCCAAAACCATAGGGTGAAAGATTATACATGCTTGGATCAAACTTAAGTTCCGGTATTTTTGGGTTAAAGAGAGCCATCACAATTCTCCTTCTCGGTGTTCTTCAAGGCCAATTCCTGCATCCAGTCGTTGACCGACTTTCTGCTGTATTCTTCATAGAAGCACTCTGCATCTTCGATAAATGAGTCTGGACAAACCCAACAGGTTCTCCAGCCTTTTGGGTTCTCTTTTTCTGTTAATTCATCAAGGATACGAAGCCCTAATTCTTTCCCGCATTTGGGGCATTTGGGCCTTTTGTATCTGTCAATAAAGGTTTTTGATCGTTGCCCCCCGCTTATGGTGTTAAGAAAAATATCTCTTTTTTGTTCAGCAAGAATCTCCTGATAAAGCCCAAATGCAATAGAAATGTTCTTGGTTATGTGGGGGATAAATATTTTTCTTGCCTTCACAACTGCATTTATTCTGTCTTGGAACTCTTCAAGGCGTAGTTTTTTCATATAAGTGCCTCTGGACAACAACCCGCCGTTTTCATTTCTTCTGTTCTAATATCGGTTATTCCCAAAGGTTTACCGGCACCGCAATACGTGGGTGTGTTACAGTGTCCTTTATCTTCCCAAACTCCCCCTGGATCAGCATACTCGCACACATATTTGTCACAATCGCTGTGTAATGTATTATCACAACGATATATAGCACAGGTAAAATACGTCAACGGGCCACAATATTGACCAGGACATGAATATGGTGAATACGAGCAATCATATCCGGCTGTTCCGGTAATCCAAGTGTTTTCGTAGGCTTTGTATAATATTGCGCTTGCATTAACCGCAATCGTAATCGAGTCAACGATATCCCCATCACAGGAAAGAGTGATTGTCGGATTATTTACACAATTCGCATTTGTTGAAGGTGCTGTATATGTAGTCGTCTGGCCCGTTGCATCTGACAGGCTTCCGCCACCCGAGGCAAGCGACCAGCCATACGTGAATTTCGGCCCGGCTCCAGCAACAGAAAGATCCTGCGTCTCGTCCACCGCCATCCCCAGAGTTGTGTAGGATATTGTACTCATCGAACAATTCCAACAATCATCGTCACTAATCCATCCGCTACTATTACACGTATCGCCCGACTTTGTTGTAGCGGTTATCCTGACTATATCGCCTTCTGTGGCGTCCTCGTTTACTTTAACACAAGCCCCCCAAATACTTGAGGCTACTATAACCGCATTGCCTGTTACGCTCCAACTAACAATAGGATCGTCTGGTATTGGGGCTCCACCGGGTTTGTTTTTGTGTGTGTACCATTTATCTAAGTAAACGCATCGTATCTCACACTTAGCTACGGTTGACCACAAACCCGGGAAACTAAGTCCACATCCCCCAAAAAACACCAAGTTCATTTTCTTGGCGTCATCAACCGGCCTCCCCATCCAGGGGTGATCGAATCTTAGATCATCCATCCCTGGCAAGTTGGGATAGTAGTGTTGCATTTCAGGATACTCACCAGCTTTGTGGCGGTACGGTTTTTCCATCTCGCTGTGCTTAGCCTTGATCTGGTTCCACATGGCGCTATTGGAAGTTTTGTTTATCATCTCCCAATATGATTTAGCCAAGTATGGTTTTTTTCCGTACTCCTTCATCGGGCCTCGTTGCTGTAAATTTTTACACCAATCGAAAACAGGTGAACAATTTCATCAACCGTGTTGTTCTGAACCTTTAATCGAATACTTTGATTCTTAAGATTCATGCCATAAGTGTTTTGTCGCTGGACCTCATTAGCATAAAGAAGCAATCCTATATCTTCCAACAAGATGGTTTGTCCGACTATGTTGTTTTGAATCTTAAGCTGTAATGTGTTCCCGTTGTAATTAAGCGACTCCCTGAACCTGCCATACACGTTTGAATGGTCAACAACGTCCGTGTAATCAGCAGACAGACCCTCTGCAATGGCACAATAGGCCGTCCAGTTAACCGCATTTGTGTCGTCAGACGATAGCGATTCGGCTATTGATGGATATGCGGTCCAGTTTATTGCTAATACATCATTAGACGATAAGGACTCGTTTAGCGTAACGCCAGTTGCAACCGCTAAGGCGTCATCAGAAGAAAGCGACTCGGCCAAAATACATTCAGCAGTCCACCCGACTGCCAACGCATCATCGGCAGATAAAGATTCCGATAAAGCAACGTCGTATTCGGCCACTAATAACCTCTATTTTTTAAGTATCTGCGACAGTTATAGTAATCGTGACATTAAGTACATCGTCATCGACTACACTCTTGCTGGCCGCAAACTTGCTTGCACAAAAAAGCGTGCCACCACCCGCAGTATCTCCTTTTGTAGTAGCTGCCGATCCGCCACCTACTAAAGCAGCCCCATAGATGGTCTTGGTTGCGTTTATGGTAAAGACGGCCTTGTTTGCGCTATTGGTGATAGACTTGCTTGATGCTGCCGCTTCCACATACTCCGGCCTTGTTCCCTCATCATATGCGGTACTCGGAGTGTACACAGGAACAGCATAAGTTGTTCCATCAGCCGGAGTCGTGTCTGATTCAAATATCTCAACATACCAGGTGGTAATTTGAGTTGAGGCGTGGAACATGATGTCCAGGAGTGCATTAAGCCCTTCTGCCGTGCATGTATTCCCCTGTTTCCACGTATCAATCAGCTTTCCATCTCGATAATGCTCCCACTCCCACACAGAACCTATGGTGAAGCCATGAAGGTTCTTTGAGTTTCGCACCATCTGAGCATCTGTTTTGTCGCCAATGCTAAATTTCATTGTACCCCCCTAATCAACCGTTATTGCATTTTGAGCTACCCCGTCCACGTAAGGCGTGACGGTACAGCCACCCTCGTTCTTTCTAAGCCGCAGGATCATTTCTCTAAGCCACATCTCACGCCCCTTGGCGTTTAGCTCGATAATGGCATAAGCATCTATTGCTGTTGACACATCATTGTTCCCGTAATTGGATTGATATACCAAGCCGTCTCCTGTCCCGCCGACCATCTGGATTATATCAATGTCCCCGCTTCCAGCCTCAACTTCTGTCATGCAAGAAGGTTTTTGTTCAAAAGAATCGAATGACCATGTTTTATCAGCAAGATCATAGACCGGAAATATATTACAAGTAGTGGCTGCGCTTCCCGATACAAGACCTGCTCTAAGTACATTATACGCCGTGTCATGCTCGAGCCACATCTGATCTTCATAACCACGCCTGATACATTCGTTTTTAAGCGGATCAAAGTAGTTCTGAATATCGTCTGATATGCCCGTAACAAATCTGCCATCTGTCATGAACACACCATAATGCGAAAGAAAGAACCCGATCTTACCCACAACTTCATCTGTCTTTGTGGAAGTATAAACCCCATCAACTATTACAACACACTTAGCGTTCAGGGTTCCTATCTTAGTAGAGAGCACCAACTTTCCAAAAGTAGCCGGAGAATACCCCTCAAACAGCGTCAGGCAACCACCCTCACGGCCTTTTTCTTCCTGCCACACCATCATTTCATTATGAAAACATCGCATTGCTACTGGCTTGTTGGAGCGTCCGTCTCCTGGTTCTAAGATGGCATAATCATCACCATTCAAGGTTTGTGGGTTGCCCTTGGCCGACACCACGATATACTGATCTCTGTCGAATCCATACACGGCCCTTTCCTTCCAGACCGTGTTGCAATATCCTTTCCCAAAATCATTAATGTCAAAATACGGCTGTGTATAAAGAGAAATAATCACATCATCGTTTAGTATCTGGTCAACCGTGAAATAGTACCAATACGCATAATATTGGTTCTTGTTAAACTGTAACTTATGGGCCGTAGTTCGTGGAAACGTAATCCAGCCGGAATTGGAAAGTCCTGCTGTACCGTCTGTAATAGTCCCAACGGAAACCCACGCCGTGCCATTCCAGTAATATACCGCATTAATCGTTGTGCTTGCTGTTGAGTTAGGCTTGGTCCCCACATCGACATATATCCCGCAGATGGGATCGCTTGAGGCAAAATAAATTTTATCTGAAGACGTGGCCGAGTCTATCTCTATTGAAGTATAACCAAAGGTTTTATAAATATCAGCCGAGGCATCATAGAATTGTGTTTCGATTACATTAACTGGATTCCCGTCCCACACGTTCTCAATGCTCTGCCATGTGCTTGTGAACTGGATCGCCGTGACCTCGACTTCGGTATCAAGGGCCGCTGAAACCCTGAACTGATACCAGTAGCCGCACTCGCCGTACATGTAATTAGGATATGAGTCTGTCGGGAGCGTCCATGTCACCGCACCGCTTTGAGCTAATGTTGCTCCACCCGAATCCGTACCATCATTTAGGCCCGTTACTTGCGTCCATGACCCGTTCCAGTAATAAGCCGATAGTGTCGAAGTTGTGCCGTTCGCCGCCGAAACCGTAAAGGTAATAGATGACACCGGAACCGGAGTCTTAATAAACACGCACTCGTTATTAGCGTATGTGTCCCATGAGTCTAAAACCACCACGGTTGTTGTAAGCCCGTCCGTGGCTTCGTCTGAATAATCATAGCCAAGGGTCGGAACAGTAGGCGGGGCCGCCGCACCGTTGTAATGAATAATCCTGTCTATATAGGTGAGCGTGCCGTGATAAATCTGGTGTTGGTCAACTCCGTTTGAGAATAAAAGCGTGTCCTTTATATTGCTCCACGAAGCGGGGATTGAGCTTGCAGACCCCGAAAAACTCTCTGTGCCAAAAACTCCCGTGGTCAATCCTGGAGGGTCGGTAGTTGCTTTTAAGACGTCATTATCAGACATTTGAGCAAAAAAGTGCTTTTCAGCCACCCTGTTCTTAGTAAACTGATACATGGAAAGAACGGTATTTGTTCCGTCCGCCGTTGAGTGCTGTGCTCTCTGGCCCTTGCGCTGTATGAATCCTGGATGGGTGCCTCGCATATTCTGAACCATGGAGTACCCGCCCATTGGAATCTGCTGTGTCTCAAGGACAGTATTGCAACCTCCTTGGAACGGAACCGTGTCTGGTTTTAATAGCTGAATTACGCCTGATTTCCGGTCTTTTGACATTACCTAAACCTCGGCACAATTCTTGAGGTGTCTCTACCGGCCGCTTCCTTGAAAAGCTCGCCGTATTTATTAGCCTGTGCAAGAAAGAACTGATACCACGCATTTCCGAACTCAGGCTCTTTGTCTCTGTACTTGTAAAGCCATGCAGCATACTTCGCCAAAGCCTCCGCATAGTCAAAGGCAAACGGATACACGTCATAGTCTGAATAAACCGGAGGCGGGGTCTGGAGTGCGTATATCGTTGCTGTATGACTGTCGGTTGACGGCGGCGGGTCAAAAACAAGCTGCAACCTGCCCCTTGGCTGGATAATAAAAGCGTCTGAAGTGTCCCACTCATTATCCGTGCCACCGAATAGGCACGTATCCAGGGCTACGGTAGATACAACCTTGACCACTACGCCGTCTGAAGCATCTCTCGTGTTATGAATCGTATCACCAGGGGTTACATCAGCGAATGCTGCACTTGCAACCGTAAGCCGTGACTTGCCTCCGGTTGCATCTCCATCCGCACTGGCCGTGCCCGTGATCTGGTCATCGAGTGTCGGGTCAGTGGTTATGCCCCAGTAGCTCGGAACGCTTTGTGAATCAGTGTTGTTATCACGGACAATCTCTTGGTATGGCTTGAAGTCGAGGAAGTGATCATCGCTTCCATCATTATACTTCAAAAAAAAGTCCCTGTCATCGTCACGCAGGAAATGCCCCAGGAAGTCACCATCTAAAGAATACCCTTGCTGTTCGGCCACTGTGGTAATGCTCTGTGTTTTACGAAGACACTTTGAAATAATTGTCCAGGTTTTTGCAGCCTCAAACAAAAAATCGAAGGTAGTACGTGAGTCGAGAAACGAAGAAGTTGACGGCTCATTTAAGAGGTTTCGTACTCTCCTTGCCATGCTTTTCCCGTCCATCTCGCCCCCTAATCGTGACTTCCCAATGGTTGCCCTGGCCCGAAGACCTCATCAACAGTTTCGTCCAAATCAACATCATCTGGAAAGAATCCCTTTCTTGTCAGGACATCTCCCCGAACCACCTTTCTGCCAAACCTGCGATCTACACTGATGCTTGAGATAGAGCTATCCTTGGCGCTCGTTTTGAATATTGAGTATTGATCTCCCCTGCTCCAGGTATTGTTCGACCCGCCTGAAAGCGTACAAGTTACTTCGTTCTCTGTTACAGCCGTGGTAAGCCCACTGGAGCCGTCCGTGTCATTATAGACAGCTACCCCGACCGTAACCCCACACGACTTGAAATCCGCCCCATCATTACGGAGAACTACCCCGCCGTTGGCTCCATCATGAGTTCCTCTGGCGAGGTAGTCAGAATCCGTGTGTGAGACTTTAGCCGCTCTCATGTTAAGCTGCGTTTACAGCAATACCTGATGTAGCGGCGGTTGGCACAGCGGCACAAATATGGACACCCACGTTATTTGCCGCAGCAGCAAAGTTTGTACAGCCAACCACAATAGTGTTAGAATCAAAAACCATTTGCAATTCAGAACCGGCAGGAGCCGCAACAGCATTTGTCATTGTTGTCCCACCAGCAGCTAAATCCCAATTTATAAAAGCACAGCCTCTAAACATTGCATATCGTTGACCATCACCAGCAGCAACGACCTTGACAAAATTCTTGTCAGCATCGCTTGTGTAGGCAATAAAATTACAGTCTTTAAAGTTATTGTCGTACATCCCGGTCGAGCCGACAATCTTATCAACAAGCATTGTATGGCGTGCAACAGATGTTAGTATTGTGGCCGCTCCAAACTCACAGTCACACCAAGTAGTGCCATCACCCTCCGCTACAATATCCGCAGCAGATGTTTGGTCAAGATCGGTAATCTTGATAAACGAACACCTGTTGTACGTTGTGAACTCACCAGCCTCGATATGACCATAAAGGCTCTCGGCCTTAGTGTTTGTGGATTCAAACTTACAGTTGGTAAAAGTGTTTCTAACCCCAGTTACCTTAACAGGGGCGAGATCGGTAGCGGCCGTAGTTACGCCCATGGTAATGCGTGCACCATGACCAACCCCAAGATGTCCCGCACCGTCACATCCGTAAACATGAATGCGGTTTTTCGACCAGGTAATCATTTCTGTTTCAACTATGGCCGAGTCCCCATCAATCAAGATAATGTCGTTGTTGTTTGTAGTGCAAAGACCATACGCAGTACTGAGTAGCTTAACTGCCGACTCGGGTGTTTTGCCGTCATCGTCATCGCTGCCATTGCGATAATCTACAAAATACACATCCCCAAAAGTCGGAGGAAGTCCACCAAAAACAGGAATACCAAAACTCGTCACGCCATTCGGAAAATTCGTCAAACCCATAATAAACTCCTTTCTTGGAACACCCTGTCTCTCTCAACAGGCTGCTCAGGGAATTTGCATCCCTGCTTACCCGTTTGTATCAGGGGGCGGGCTCATCACCCAACCCCCTGAGTAGTTGTTGATAATTCTATTCCATTAATTTCCTTATACCGTGTAAGATTTGGTATAAAATTGGAAATTAAGCATAATACTGTAAAACCATGATTGACGTAAGTACCTGATTATGCAGGGACATTTGAATAGAAGGATCTGTAATCATTGATCTCAGCGGAGAATCTCTGGTCTGCCTTCACCATTAAATCTCCGGTCTGGAAGTCCCCTTCTCTTGCGAATCGAGTCTTACGTCTCCAGAAAAAGATAATCCCGTCCCCTTCCAACTGCATGTGCCACGCATCGGTGTCGGTCAGTTGGTTCCAGTTCATGGCTTGAATCTTCCGGCCACTCTGCGCATAGGCTGATACAGCCCTGTTTGCCGTGTCCGGCCTGTCGGTTGACTTCAGGATCTCCAAAGCCTTCCTCTCAAGCTGTGGGGGGAACCAAAGCTTCTCGACTCTTTTCTTTACCCTATGGCCCCTGTGGTTGTACTGGTTTTCAGCAGCAACCAGGACCGACCAAAAGGCCGAATAGGTAAGGTCTGCGTTTGTGGATTTGTTATCAAACGTAGTCCCGCCCAACAGGGTATGAGAATCAGAGATAAGAGCCGTGGAACCATCTCTTTCCGTGTGATAGGTCGTAGCGGTTGCGCTATTCAGAAACCTTGCCATGAGCACTTCGAGGTTGTTGCCCATTGCCTCTCCAAGATCATGGAAGATTTCTTTCAGGTCGCCTTCGCTGCCGCCCTTTAACTCATAAAGGTTATCATCAACGGCCTCTTCCGTTATACGAACACCAAGGGCATAGACGTCATGAATCCAGCTTTGTTTTGCTCCTTTAAGCTGAGTATCATAACTAATCGGCTGCCCCTCCGGCTTCAGGATAGGAACATCCAAGCCCGATCTTTCGGTATTCTCCTCTTTCTTTTTCTTCGAGGTCTTCACTGTTACTAACTTATCCCACATCGCTTCGGCACGGTTCGTGGTGTAGGTATCAATAGCAACAGCGAATAATCCTGGTACGTACTCATCTACGAATCTCGCTCTTGTCCACATAATACCCTCCTATACACCATCTATGTTGGGTGCATTGTGATGTGAGTTAATCATTACGATAAACCTGCAATACGCCGAAGCAATGGTATCATCAGGATGGGATGAGAGAATCTTAACTGCTAACGTGCTGGTCGTGTTAACGGTGTCAGAGTCTATCTCCATTGTTGATACTCCGGTCGTAGTGCTTCCACCCGTTCCGATCATGTCGGCATTTAAGCCGATTGAGGCTGCTGCAACAGGCGTTGTGTCGCCATCTTCCTGCGCCAGAAACTTCTGCATCGGATGATCTGCAATCAGCACATACCCCGCCACTACCCCGTCGCCGGTCGTGCTGGCGGCCAGATAATTAACAGGATCCATGTCAGAATCGAATATCGCTATGGCGGCACCCAAAATACTGCCTGCCGCACCAGTTTCTTCCACTGCACATCCAGGTATCCCGCCACCGTACTTGGTGGCATAGGAAGTCCCGTTGTGCTCCATCATAGTGCCAAGATATATGGCCGTGCCGTATGCTGTGGCCACGCCGTATAAATGAGCGCCTAACAATTCGCCCCAGACTCTAAGTCCGAAGGCCGCATCGGTATTGGACACTTTGTACCTCCTTACTCGGTCACAAGATCACCAAAGCCATGGTCCTCCTGACCGACTTCCTCGTATTCGATTTTATCACCCGCTTTAATCTCCCCCGGTAACGGCTCGATGCTGTCGGCAGGTTTCTTGCCCCCGACAAGCACGACACCATCTCTTGCTTCTTTGCCCTTTCCTTCCAGAGTCCCCGATCTGTCCTGAGCCGCATTAAGTTCGTCAAGAAGTTGCATACGCTTTTCCCACATCCACCAGGGCTTAAATACAAGCATCTGGTCAAGGCGACTTATACAACCCAGTATCGGGTCGCATAAATGTGTCAGGGTAGGAAAAGAGCCTATGTTAACAATCCACCACTTGTGAGGAACGCTTGCGCTTCTGATCTCATCAAGCCGACTCGACGTTCTCTCTATCCACCTGAACTTGAACTCTCGTCTCTTTTCAAACTCCTTTATTTCATCAGGCAGCTTGAATGGGTCTTGCATTAATGAATAATCATCAACGGACTCCTCTGTGATGGTCTTCCAGTCATCGGCCTCGGACCGGACTCTCTGAAAGATTGCCATTTCCTCAGGAGTTAAAGCCTGTGGTTTTGTTTTTGGTCTTCCTGGTTTCTTTTTTTCTACGGTCTTTTTTGTTTTCATAGTCTACTCCCCCACCGACACGGATGTTGCTTTGCCGACAATTTTCTTAAAGGTTTTCATTTGCGGTTCGCTGAGTCCAAGTTGTTTCGCAGTTTCGGCCTGTGACTCTGATAATCCCGTTACAAAAGACTTTTTACCGCCCTTTGCATGAGAGAGATTATCCTTAATGCTTTTCTTTCTTCTGTCATCGGCCTTGCCTTTCAGGGCCTTTTCCTCCCCACGCTTTTCAGCAGCGGAAAGAAGCCCCGGTAGTGCACTCAACACTTGGACTCCGGTTGCGAAAAAATCTCCAAGCGGATTACCGTCCAAGCCGTAATATGACTTGGTTTCATCAACAGCCTTCCTTATATCCGAAGATTCATCAGATAGAGACGGGTACATTTCATACAGAACCTTGTCCGACTCTCTCTGTTTTCGCTTTAGTTCAGCACCGGAAATCGCCTCTCCTGAAATCTTCCTTGCCGCTTGCTCGGCCTGGTAGCGAACCACGTTCAATACTGTCTGCGGGTCATTATCGGCCTCGTCAAGAATCTTAAGCAACTGTGCATCCGTAAGAGGCGCTTCAACTTCCTTTTTAGTCGCCTTGGCTTTTTGTCGTGCCTGGTGAAGGGCCTTGTTCAGGTCTATCTTGTCGTTTCGCAATTCGCTGAGCTGCTCTTTTAAAGATTCAAGCTCGGTCTTCTCAGCATCGTCTTTGTCGCTGGTCTTCTTCTTTTTAGAAGGTTCGTCTTCCTCTTTCTCTGATTCTTCGCCAAGATCAACTTCTTCTTGTTCTTCTTTTTCAAGACCTTCAAGAAGTACGTCTTCCAAAGAATCGTCCTTGGTCTCGTCTTCCTTTTCTTCGACGTCCAGTTCTTCTTTTTTTTCTTCTGGCATAGTCTTTCTCCCTTCCTCGGCTCGTGGCCGGTTTCTCAGCTTAAAAGCTGGATAATAAAAAACCCCCGTTGGATTTCTCTAACGAGGGTCGAATCGAAGTTAGCCTTCACATTGCGAGCGTAAGGAGGCAATGCGAGAATATTATTTTGGATTACTTATGTCTTATTATGTTTTCTCTCCCTTAAGCACCTTCTCAAACATCTTGGCAGCAAATTTTAAGGAGCGAATAAGAGCCTTCAAAATTTCTTTTGTCTCATAAGTCATATTAAAAATTATCCATTGGTGGCATACATATAAACCCTATTCTATAATGCCACCAAATATTTTCTTTGTTATAGTTCGCCGCCTCAACCTTTTGGCAAAACTTTTTGTATTTTAAATAGTTCAACCAAAACCAAAGTTTATTCAGTAGTTTTTCCATTAATCACGGATAGCCTTTCTTAATAAGTCTATCTCTACACGTTTAAATTCTTGGTTGACCATATCCTCAATATATTCCAGTTCATCTTTTTTGCATAATTTCTTAGGCAACAAAATAATCCTTGAGAATAAATCCATCACGCCTTTAAAGTAGTCAGGGCTTCTGTTGTCCTTCCAAATGTCCTGAATCAGAAGAACGGTCTGCTCAATCTCCTTTTCCCTGTAGTCTCTAATCTCCTGCCAGTTAAATTCGGTCATCAAATCTTAACCTGCACCTTGTTGTTCACCGTCCGCTTGCTGTGTATATTCTTGCACGGTCTGCATTAGTACCTGGACTATGCGTGGGTCTTGCTCGATTATTTGAGCTATCTGCCCAAGTTCCGGTGAAATGTATTCTTTAACATCCTCACGCCCATAGGACTGTAAAAGATTCTCTATAAGTTTAATAGGATTCGCCAAGGGGTCTCCCCGCAGCATATTAAACATGTCCTCATTTTCTTTGCGCTCAATCAGCTTATTAGCTCTTTCAGTGCTTCCTGTCAACCTGAAGTTATCGGGCCGTCTCATCAACGCCCTTGGAAACGGGGCCTCTTCTTTGCCGTCCTCGCCCTCAATCTCTATGGTTTTATCATACGGCATGTATTGATAATATAAGTCATAGAGCATCCTGAGCACTTGGAGAAACTCGTCTTTAAATCCTTTAGACTGGTAGTTGTGCTTGATGTTGCCTTCCTCAACTACCGTCATTATCTCTGTGGCGGTTTTCTGTTTCTCCGTGGGCTTGCCTATCTGTGGATCGGAAATCCCGCCCAACTTCTCCCACAACGAAAGCCATATATCAAGAAAGCCTGCGTATTGAGCCGGGTTTATATTATACTTGGGGAACAAAATCTTGCCTATATCCTGGACTTTCACTCCCGCTCCTGGATATATCTCCTGCTTGCCCTGCACGCCAGACCCGTCCTCGTAAAAATACCACGGCAGCATACATATTACGACCACGTTCATTAACTGGCTGAACATAGTTGATGCACCATCCTGGATAGCCTTCATCTTGCCGTAAATGCCGGTCCCAAAACTTCGGCCTTCTTCTGGGTACAGCCGCACCCTCTTTATCAGGGACTCGTTATTCATGCTGACATCGCTTTGAATAACAAACTTAATAATAGACTTGGTTTTTAAGGCAACTGTGGCAATAATTCTTTGCTCCGTAAAGTCGGTTTGCTTCTCCTCGTCAACCTCCTCTTTCCTCAGATTAGCTATCGGGAAAGACAAATGACACTCTATGCAGTCGATAACTTCTTTGCCCGTTACATCAACCCCCGCTATTATCTGGTCAGGAGTCTTGTCCTTGAGCTTTCTTTGGGATTTGGCAGAGAGCAGCCACGGACCGATATTCATATAGCTTTTCTTGTTCTGCATCAGTTCACTGTAGGTGGGCCTCACTTTTATGATCTTATCAGCATTCTCCCACTCTTTTATCGTGCCTAAATCATCGGCACAGTAAACATCATTGAATGGGATAGTGTTGACCGTGCCGCCCTCAAAAATGGTCTCCATGCTGGTGCGCTTAACCGGTGTGTCGCCGTCCATGACGATACGGCCGTCCTCGTCATATTCGTAGTCTGTCAACTCCCTCTCGTTAAAATCGTACTCAGGATAGGCAAACCATGTGCCTTCTTTCAGGATAGCATGCACGCATGTTGTGGCAATGCCGCCAACCTTAACAACGGTTTTTAGCTCCTCGTTATACCAGTTCTCGATCAGCTCATCAGCATCACTCAGGTTGTCGCCGAATGAAACAATGGGGTCTCTGCCTATGAGACCGGCAACCAGACGAGGCTCCAGGTTGTCGATAGTGATAGTTACCAAGGGGAGATACACGTTGTACGCATCGTCCCATGGAAACGTGGCTTTTGGAGCCCTCTGCTCATACCGCTCAATACCGTCCTTGATCTCCTGTATCTTCTTGTCTCGATACTCGGACTTGCCGAACTCTTTGTATAGCTCGACACACTTATCAACCAGGGCTTGATATTTTTCGTTGTCGGGTGTTTCAATTGTCATTTTTTATTGAACTCCATGTCGTAAACCGTGTAGTCTTCTTCCACTTTCTTGGCAAAGACCTTAATCGCCTCTGCTTCTTTTTTCAGCGCTGCCATTCTACCCATTGCTGCTACACACGGGGAGACATGTCTATATTCTTTCGATATTGTCCTTTCCATTCGATCTAATTCTTTTCCATATTCAATCATTTTATTTGTCCAGTATTAAGAAATTAAACCTTGCTCTAATAATCTCGTTGTGTTCGTTGTGGATTCTCCACTTTGCTCTTTGAAAATAATATATCTCTTTATCTTTTGTTTTCTCTTTCAACAACTCATTTAGAAACATGTCTGCCACATCTTCAACAAGTTCTTCGGTTGCGGCCGAGACCTTTTCGCCCCCTGCTTTAATTAATCTTTCAACGGGTGGAAGGCCGTTTACGCCGAGTTGCTTTAATAAATATATCTTTTCTACATTAACAAGAAATTTTGTTATGATCTCGTTGTTTAACCATGGCGCAACACGGAACATAAATGTCTTGTGGTAGATTGCCTGATAACCATTTTTTAGCTCTCTCATTCCGCCCCAATCCTGGTCTATTTTAAAACCACCAACAGTAGAATAAGCCTCCCCGCTTTTTGTGCTTGGGATTACTTGGATGTCGTAATCCCCGTACCAGTCTAATTTGATTACGTTTGATTCAGTCATTCAATTTTCCCCAATATTTCCTGTTCGGCCATGATTAGGAACTGACCATCATCGTTTGAGACAATTTCAACGCCTGCAAACTTCGCAAACAGCACCTTGTCGCCAGCCTTAACCTTCTCGACCTCATCACCAATACTAACAATTTCACCCTCCATTGGTTTTTCTGTGCATGAGTCGGGTATGAATATCCCACCCTTTGTTTGTGTCAATTCCGGCTTGCGCTTAACAAGAACTCTCTGGCCTAATGGCATGAGATTCATTTTGCCCCTTTCGTGTTTTTGTGTTCACGCCATAGCTCAAAGCACACCCTGATGGATCGCTCACGGGACTCGTCGGGATGCTCCCTGCGCCTGACAGGAATACAGCGTGCTATATAATCTTTTCCGGACTCATTCTTCTTAACTTTTGGCATTCAACTTCCCCGTGTTCTTTGCAATCCATCTCAGCCATTTCTCCGGAAATCGCTTGCGTCTCTTAGGCGCATAGCCGGTCTTTCTGCGGATTTGCTCTCTTAGCATTCGTTCCAGTTCTTTTTGAGCCGCACCGGACTCCGTGTCCGAATACACGGGCGCACGGTGGCTCCTTTGTGATATAGAAATGGCATTATCTCACCCCTACTATTCTGGACTCGCTTGCTTCCTTAATCGCTGCCTGGTTCTCAAAGCACTCACGGTTCATCATTACGCAGAAACAACGAGGGCATGTGTAATGACAAACGCCAGCCGTGGGGATGGAGAACATTAGGAAACCGTCCTCAAATCCCTCATCCTTGGCCTTTTCGTGCTCCAAGCCACAAGCGGGGCATTTGTCAGGCGGGGTTAGAGTAATCATGGTACATACACCTCTTGATATTCCTGCTTTTTCTGGCCCTTGTTTAACCAGTTAATTATTCCCGCCTCCTTTTGTGGCTCTCGGAATCGCCTCGGCAGCATGGTCATCATACAGGCCGCCATGCCCGCCGTATCAACCCTCTCGTCATGGCATCCCGAAGCAGCGCCGTATTTGCCGGACTCCTCCACGAATGTCCGCATCTCCGATACCGTCTCCTTGCACATAATCTGCAACTGCCCATCTCTTGCCATACGAATCAGGTCATCCACCATTTGCGGCTTGGTCTTCTTAGTGGTCAGCCAGCCGGGCTCGTTTGGCCTTGCCTCATACATGGGATATTTTTTGCGTGCCAGATCAGCAACCACCGTATAGCCATGGTTGTTAAGCTCGACGCACGCTATGGCCTTGCCGTAAATAAGCCCGATCATTTCGGCAGTATCGGCTATCATGTCGTAATCTATATGCCCGTGCCATTGAGCAACCTGCTTGCCGGAAACATGCTCAAATACGTCAATACAGGAAGGGTCCGGCTCTCTGTTCTCGTCCCTGTGTGACTGCTTTATGCCACCAGCACTATCAATCAGCATCACATAGTCTTTGTTCTCGTCCGGCTTTTCCCACAGCCTGAAATGACCGTGCTTGTTTCGCCTGATCTTCGGCTTGCCCATCCTGTCCACTACGTCACCCACCAGGACAGGACCGACGCACTCGGCCTCGATCTCGTCGCAGAACTCCTTGTCAAACACGTTCAGGCCGCCTGATAAAAACGCTTCCTCAACCGTTGCCGGATACTCCTGCCTGAATATATCTATTGATCCCCTGCACTGGTTCTCGATACACCAGGCCCGCCAGTTGAGTTGCTCTAAGGTTAGGTTGAGCTTGTCCCGTAGCTTCTTTTCTTCGCTGTCCCCCCATTTCATAGCGTCTTTATTGAAGACTTTCTTCTTGATTTTCAATAAGATAGCTTCTTTTTGGGCCTCACCCTCAAACGGCATGGAATACCACGGGTGTACAAACCAGGGGATGAATACTAATACCCAATCAGACGTTGGAGAGTACCAAGCGTATGTGATGTCATCCTGAACATAGTACGGATAGGCTCCCTCGGCGTATGCCTTAAACACGTCCTCCTGGAACGAGTTGCCGTATCCCTTGGCCGTGGACTCCCTGAATATCTCCGTGTCAATCGGGGCTGTCACGGGCGGGACACACTGTAGCAGACCAGACAGCAGATCGTGACCCCCGCCCTGGTACATGGCTTCCTCGCTAAGATGGAGGTAGTGAATACCCTGAGACTTACCAGCGTCCACGTTACGGGCTGTAGCCAGCCTGTACTGACTCTTAAGCCCTGTCCCCTTGGCTGTATCGAATACAAGCTCCTGAGCATTGGATTTACGGGTCTGCGGGGCAATCGGGTTCTGCTCCTGCAT